TTCATACCTCTCCTTTTTATACAATATTCACCTACCAAAGTTACCACATATGACCTAAATAAGGAATAAAACCTAAGAATAAATACCTTCTTTTACACCCTTCTATTTACTTACATTTTAAACGCAGATTACTAAATTGCTTTGTCTTCCACAACTATTTGAATACAAAACAAAAAACCACCCCTCACGGAGTGGTCTTACTACTTAACTTTTTAAATTTTATACATCTACACTAAAATAAGAAGCAATACTAGCGGAGGTTCCTAACAAATGAAATATTTTAGTAGCGTTACTTCCTGCTGCCATTAAAAAACCTTTCATTTTAGATTTAGAATCAGTCTGCGCTTCAATATCACCTTTTACCACTGCTTCTTTAGATTCCTTTAACAATAACTCAAGGCTTGTTTTTAAATGTGCTTCTAAATCCTCACTTTTAACTAATTCATCTAAAACTTTATCAAATTCATTTTCTATATCATTTGAAATTATGTTTTTTTGATCCATACTACCATTATTAACACCTGCAACTTGGTTATTATTCCCACTTATTGTTTGACTTAAATGATTATTTACAATTGGTTGCACAGGGTCAACATAGTCATTTAATCTTGCATAAATATTACCTGCATCTTTTAAAGTCACGAAGTAATCCCTACCTTCTGCATATAATTGTTCAGCAATTTTAAAGTTTTCATCTCCATAAACTTTCCATCTTTCTCCATTGTTATATGTTTTTCCGTATTCACTATCGTAGTATGAAGAATTTTTACCGATTTTTTGCATTAATTTTACTTCTTTTACAGTTAATCGTTTATTAGTTATTGCCTGCAAAATGATTTCTAAATCCACAATAAATGTATTAAAACATCTTATACTTTGCAACAATACACTTCCAAAATCATAAGGAATGTTGTTACTCCAATAACCATTGTTCCGTATTATTTCTATATTCTCTTCAAAGAATTTTTTTGTTTTATTTGTATAATCAATCCAATCGGTAATATCTTCAATTATATCTTCTATGGATTGATCCCCGTAATCAGTTGCACCACCAAGCAAACCTTGTGCCATTATATTCCCTCCTACATTTTCAAAAACTAGTAATAATGTAATTGTAGTAAAATATTCTTCAATTTTCCACACAAATCTACCATTCCAGCCAATTTTCTAAGTTTGGTCTGCTATTAACTTGTGTATTACTATCACGCTCATTAAGCCAGTTATAAAACGGCACAGGACGTTCTCTATTCGGTGTTTCTTTTATATATGATGATTTATTATACTTGCTATTCAATCGCTCTACAGCCTTACTATAAGCCCCTACGAAAACAGCTCGTAAAGTACTAGCAACCGTTAGTACACCTTCTTTAATATCCATAGCAATTTTGAATAGAACGTTTTTAGCCTTTATAAAGTCAGGTACACTATTTACTTGTAAAGCCATTACACATTTATGTAACTCATCTTTCAAGTTATCTGCTAACGGCAAACTATTCATGAAGTCAAATAGCATTACTTGGTACTCGTTCATGTATTCCTTACGAGCTTCTTTTTCAGCGTGAGCGTTATTATATATTTCTTGTAAATTGCTTGTTTTTAAAAGATAAAAAGACTTAATGCTTACATCTTCTGAAATCTCCTCCGAATCCTCGCCGTTACTATCTTCAACGACTTCCTCTCGATGCATCATGTCCGATACATCATTCTGAGGTAAAAAGTAATAAATGTTCGCTCCTTTGATACCGTTTAATTTTGAACGATTTGCCTTACCGATGATTTTTAACTCAACTAACTTTTTAATGGCACGACTAACTGTAAATAAAGAAACTCCAACTTCCTTTGCAATTGTTTCGTTTCTTAAATGGCAAGTTCCCGGATAATCTAAACAGTGTGATTTTATAGCGAAAACAATAGCACGTTCAGATTTAGTCAAATTAAAACGATCATCTTTGATTCGTTCCTCGATTGCCTGATCCATGTCCTCCACGCTATCGAATGTTGTGTATTGTGCTAAGTATTCGAATGCCATTTGTTTTTCACCTCACTTTCAAATTTACTTAAAAGAAATCAACATTTAAAAAAATATAAACGCGTTATTATTATTTCGATTAAGTAAATCATAATTTCGTTTAAGTAAATTGTCAACATTTAATTTCTTCTAAGTAAATTATGGTTTATAATAAAAGCATCATAATAACATGAGAGTTGGTGAATAATGGGCGTTAAATTAAAATCTAATCTTGGAGAACTATTGAAAAAACGCGGCTGGGATCAAAAGAAACTTGTGGAGGTAACAGGTTTAAATCCTCGTACCATAAGTGAATTAGTTAATGATAAAACAATTCGTATTAATAAAAATGCACTAGAAAAAATAGCTGATGCCCTAAATATTGAGGATATCTCCGAAATCATTCAATTCTCGAAAACAGATAACTAATAAGGTTGTCTGTTTTTTATATGTACTTTTGTTTCCAAGTTTCCTAAAATGGAAATATAGAGGGGGGAATTTTAAAATGAAAAGATTGTTTTATATCGGAGCTTTATCAGCGCTATTACTTGCGGCATGTGGAGAGGAAGAGAAAACTGCTCCTAAAGAAGAAGCTCCGACTAGTGAACAAGCAGATGCTAAAGAGGAAGCCGTAACTGCCGAAAGTAAGTATCCATTTCCAAACGCTACGCCAATGGGTAACGCAACCATAACAGTGAGTACTCCTGCAGGAAATAGTTCTAATGGAAATGTGCCTGTATTGTTTGTAGGTAAAGACGATATGCTCGTTCAAATAGGTACTGAATACGAAAACTTTGACGGAAATTTAGAAACGTTTGTTTATATTAATGAAGCCTTTAATACAACTGAACAAGTTGGAGAGCTTGCACAATCTTCATTAGAATTATCAGAAGATAATTTAAAGCAAGGAGAGTATACTGTAACTGCGGTACAATTTACTGACAACGACCCTACAAAAGAACCGATTAATCTAACTCAGACTAAATTTAAAATAGAAAAAAATCAAGTTAAATAATAGATAGGTCGGATACTATTGAGTTCTGACCTATTTTTACTTCTTATACAATTACTTAGCCGCAAAAAAAGGCTGCTCATTTAAGAGCAACCTGAATTGTTATTTCTTCTTTAAAATAGGTTTCTTTTTAGCTGTAATCTTTTCGTCTTCATCAAGACTAATCAATTCTTCAACCTTATAACGTTTTTCGGAATTTTGTACTATAATATAGCTGTTACCTTCTACAGGTTTATAGTCCTTTTTGAATTTGTTCCAGTCTGTAATTGTAATTTGTAAATCTAAAGTCTTTAACAACTTACCGTAGCCATCGTAAATATCATTTTTAAATACATAGACCTTTACTGAATTTGGATTTTTCTTAGCGAACTTTTCTGTAGCATCTTTATCAAACTGAACTTTATTTACAGAGTAATTTCTAATATCTGTATACTTACTGAGTTGCTCTGTGTATTCGTCAAATTGTCCTGTCATTGGGTTAGGCATAAGTGTATCCGCATTCGCACTTAATACTCCTGAGAATAATAAACCTACTGATAAACCCAATACTGTTAATAACTTCTTCATAAAATCTTCCCCTTTTTCTTATTTTCTTCTATTATAAATATTTTTAACTTTTTAGTTAAATAGTTTTCAAAGCGTTTTAATATAGTTGCTAATTGCTCACGAGTTAAATCATCTTGCGGATTACTGCCGTCTGTAATACCGTTTGCGGTAAGCCATTCCCAATCGACTGCATGGTCTTTACCTGCGTTACGAGTTGTTTGTTTATATTGCATACCTTTTAATGCCGCTTGTAAGCTTTCGATTTTTTTCTTTAATTCAGTATATTGACTCACTGTCAATTCATCTCCATTTTCTTGTATCTTGCCGAAAGTATCTGTTCCATAACCTTTATATTCATATTGCAAATGAGGAGCGTCAGGGAACGACTTCCAATCTCCGCCCCATTCGAAACCTAGTGACTTTGCATAATTAGCAACTTTTAATCCTACATCGGATTTGTAAGAGTTCCATAATGCAGTACCTTTAGTATCTACTAATACCCAGTCTAAAGCTTGACCAACGATATGATAAGACTTCATAGTTTGAGAAGCCCCATTAGCTACATTTTCTTTTTGTTTTTCTACTGAGCGAATAGTTTCATATACTAGTATGTCTATACCTTGAGCAGTAACCCAGTCGTACCATTGATAAGCTTTCTGACGCGTATTATCTGCAAGGTTATTTAAGTTACTTCGATTCCTTTTATCGTAAATCATTTCTTATCATCTTCCTTTTTACTCACATCATCATAGGACACACCTTTAGCAAAGAAGAATATAATTACTGTTAAGATAACGTTCTGAATGAAGTCAGTTTGTAATACTCTAAATGCTGATAATCCTAAGAATAATGCTACTGTTGCTAATGCTATAATATTTCTAATTTCTAATAGTTTTGCTAATTGACGCTTCATAACTATCACATCCTTTTATCATTGGTCAATCTTTTTTTCTAATGTGTCTAAACGTAAACCATGCTTTTCAATTTCAACTGTGTGCGTAAATACTTTTTCTTGCATTTCTTTTTGGTCAAGTTTAACTTCTTCTAGGTGTGTGTTTAATGTATCAACACTATTGTTTAAGTTGATTAGTGTATTGTCTACACCATTCATAATCTTCCATATTGCTACTAAGCCACCAACAACAATAGATACGACTGTTAGTACAGCAATAATGAATTCTAAAACTCCCATGATTTCACCATATAAAAACCTGCGTATGCAAAACGAGTACGCAGGTCTAATTCCTTTCTTATTTACCTTCTACAACTGTTAAAATCGGGAATAGTCCGATGATAATGTGTTTATTGATTACAATACCTGCAAAGTTTACAAATGTAGTTGCTTGATTGTTTAATTGCGCTGTCACTTCATTTGCATTAAGTTCTGCATTTGATAGTGTATAGTTTTCTCCTGAGTTTAATCGTAATTCATATCCTGTAATATTGTTTGACATAATAATGTCTCCTTTTCTGTTTTTAGTTTTATGGTGCTAATTTTACTGAACCTACACGAGTACCATTTACTTGTACAAATAGTGTAGAGCCGTCTGTACTAATTCCAATGCCTCGTGAATTTGCTTTAGCAACACCAATAATATTGTCTGCTCTTGAGAAGTCAACTGTACCGCCAAGATAAGTAGTAGTATTGAAGCCACCGATTGTTGCATTTGTATCGATACGAACATATGGTGCTGATATAGTCATAACATCACTTGTAGATGTAATTTGATTTCCACTAAAGAAGTGGAGACCTTTACCTCCAGAACCTTGCAGATAGATGTTATTACCTACACGAACATCGTTAGTTAAACTAATGTTACCTGCATAGATATTACCCATATCTCCTGTAATGTCTGATAGTACTCTTACAGCACCTACTAAGTTAATGTTTTCACCACGAATCATTACACCACCAGTACCTAAGTTGATTTCAGATACAATGTTTCTACCTGTGAAATCTGTAGCATCTAGTTTTAAATTAATAGAAGTTGAATGTTGACTAATAGTTGTTTCTGCTTGAGTTAATCTCACACCACTATCGTAAAGTTTGCGACCTTGGTCATCTAACTCACCTTGTTGTTTGGCTAATTCTGCTTGTTGTTTTGCTAATGCGTCACCTTGAGCAGATACAGTAGATTTAATTTCATTTGCTTTAATATCAACTTTAGCAATCTCATCTTCTGCTTTCTTTACAGATAGTTCGATATTATCTGCACGAACATTAACCTTACCGATTTCTTCTGTAAGTTTATTTGTTACTTCTATCTTGATATTGTCTGCTTTGATTTCTAGTTCAGCAAGAGATTTACCAACGTTTTCAACTTCCATTGTGATACGGTCATTTGTTTGTTCGATTCTTGAACGGAAGATTTCCTTATTCTCATCGATTTCTATCTTTTGTTCTACGAATATATCTGAAATAGTTCTAGGTATAGTATTACCTAATACTACTTTTGTTGTTCTTAATATACCGTTTACTATTTGTTTAGTTTGAGATAGAATACGTGTTTGAAATTCCATATCTAACGGTTCGTAGATTAACCAAACACGTTCGCCTAACTCTTTATCTAACAATTCAACTGAATCTAATTCGAATGTTACTTCTGGATAATCAATAATTTCTGATTTGATTCTGTCAAGCAATTCATTTGGAATCGTATAACGTTCATCATGAACTGGGTCTGCTTCACGAATACCATACTTAGCGGCATGAGGAGATGTATAAGATACATATAATTGACCACCTTGTTCATCGTCAATTTTTCCGTAACCTTCGATATAAGTTTTTAATCTTGTTGTATCAACATTCTTTGATAATGCTACTACGTTATGACCATAGCGATACTGAGCGTCATAATCTCCACCAATTTGTTTAGAGAAATGTACTTGATTGTTTGGCATGATTCTATATTCACAACCATGCTTATCACATAGTTGTTCTACTAATGCGATTACATTATTCTCACCAAAGTTTTCAATAAATGCGCTGTCGTTGAAATCTGTTGAAGTTCTCCAACCAGTATCTTTAAAGATAAAGTTTAAGAACTCATTCATAGTTCTTGTACCACCATAGATTTCGTTTTGTCGCTTATCTATTAAATCATAGAATGTATTTACAGCAATAACTTGCTTACCTATACGATTTTCTTTCAATTGCTTTACTCTAAATTCAAATTCACCAACTGTAATAATAGATTCTTCTAATAAGATTCTATGAGCAGGATTCTTATCCGTTTTATGAGATAAGAAGGAAATTTGGAATTCCCCTCTAACCTCTTGATTCATTTCGAAATTAGATATCTGTATTAATGGTTCTACATCATTTCCATTAGTTACAAAAATCATTTGTATTCTCCTTTACTTTTATTTTGCTACTGCTGTCCAATCGAATGTTTGACCACTCATTTTAGTTGGTAATTCAATTGTCCATGTACCATCGCCATTATCTTTCTTAACACCTCTAAAGTGTCCAGAGTCAGTGGATGTGCTAACACCTGTAGTTTCCCAATAAAAACGGCATTCATCATACTGATTAATAGGACTCTTAGGATTCATTGTACGTGCGTTATATTCTGAAATATATGAGCGTGTATATACAGGAGGGAAACCAGTTGTATACGCTAAATATACAGCCCAAATAAATAATGGTTCAAACGGAAGAGTTATTGCAATTGTGTATGCTCTACTATTCGAACCATTTACTTCATACCATACCCATGATTTGTCGGTTGTAGATGATTTAACACTACCTTTTAATACTTTACCTTGTTTAGCAGATAGAGTAGCATTGAACGGTCAGAAGTTAGATTGTCGATGATATCTGGAACTTTTACTTTAGCGATATCTTGCTTAAGAGTATCAATATCAGTTTTGTTCGCTTGAATATTATCTTTATTTGTGTTAACATCTTTCTTAACATTGATAATATCTTCTTTGATATCTGTAATTTCAACGATATTATCAGCAATTGATTTATCATGACCATTAACTTTAGTTTCTACTGTTCCTAGTTTAGTATCTGTAGCAGTAGTTTTAGTTTCTAGATTCTTAGTTTTAGTTTCTAGAGTAGTAGCACGTTCTTTTACACTTGTAATTTCTAATTCTACAGCACCGATTGCAGACGTATTATCATCTGCTTTCTTTTCGATTGCTCTGAGGTCATTCTGAGCGTTCTTTAAATTTGCATCAAGGTTAGAAACATTGGTGTTTGTATCTTCCAACTTCTGCTCTTCTGATAGTGCTTTCTTAGCACCACCAGATTCTAAGTCGTTTACTATTTCTACATAACTACCACCAGAACCTCCTGCATCAATGCCCTTTTGGAGGGTTTCTGATAGAGTTTCATAAGTGATATAACCTTTCATTTATTTAAACCTCGATTCCGTATTTGTCTTTCAATTGTTCAATAATTGCAGGACGATACAACTCGTTAGTTACGTGTTCAATAGTATAAACTACTCCACGTAATGGATTCTTTTCTCCTTCTGCAATTCGTTTTGCAATGATATCTACTAGTTTAGTATCTAATTTTGGTTTAGCCATGTTAGATTAAACCTCCTAATTCTTCATTTGCTTTTAGCAATTCTAAATCTTCTTCATACTTAACAATAACTTCTTGTTGTGTTGGCGCTTCATCTTCATCAATAATCCAAGGATATTTCTCAAGAATTGGTTCCTTTGTTACAGGGTCAATTTTGATAATTTGATACTTATTAAAATCAACTTTGCCATAAGGATAATCGATATATTCTAAACCTTCAATAACTGGATGAGGCATAGGAACTGGAGAATGGTCGATTTCACCACTCTCATAGTATATACGTCCTGTTTTAGTATCAAAGATAATTCGTTGTCCACGTTCATTTGCCATAATTAGTTGGCTCCTTTATTATTATTTTGGGTTGTCTCCATGTATTGCGATTGAATAACGTTCTACTTCTTGGAACATTGCGTCATTGATAGTAGGAATACTAACTTCCCAGTTTCCGTTTGGAAGTAGTTTAGGTTCAATTTTCCATGAGTCCATATATCCACTCACATGTTCACCTGTGTCTTTTCTTATATATCTATGACTTGACATATAAGTTCCTACATTGCTTCCAGTATCCTTTTCGAATACTACTGCGTTGCATTGATATTCTATATAGCGAGTTTGACTACTTGTACCATCACCTTTACCCATTACAGTTACAGAAGATGGGAAGAATGGTGTAACAATTTTCTTAACGTTTGTAGACATTATTTTCTTATGATAGTTGTGATATAATTCTTCTCTTGCGCCATCCCATTTGATATCATAAGTTCTATATTCGCCTACGTATTGTTTGCAGGCAGGGACAACAGTAGCATTAGCGCCAAAGATTTCAATATTAATACTATCTCCTCTGCTAGTTTCCCACGGTAATGGAACTACGACTTTCCACTTAGCATATATTCTATCCTTTTCTATTAATGCACGTACATGTTCAACCTTATTAACACCTTTTGTTGCGTTAAGGAAGAAACTTGATAATGCGCCGTCTGCACCAGTTTTAGAACTATTGATAGTACCAGAGTATTCATACGTTGCTCCATTGCCTAGTGTACCATCTGCTGTAATGATATATGGTTCAAAATCTAACTCTACCGCTATTGCTCGATACCCTTCTGACTTAGAGTAAAATGACGCATCACCAGTACGAGTATATTGTACATTGCTTACTTGTGAATTATATTTAATAGTTTGTTTGAAATGCTCATTATTACCAATAGTAATCTCTTTACCTTTACCATAAACAGCAATAGATACATCGTTATCTGTTTTGATTTTATCTGAAACTGGAATGGTAATATCCCAAGTATCATTAGGCAATTGGTTTAAAATGATAGTAACTAATTCTGTTCTATTAATACCTGCGGCTTTGTTTTTATAGAAATCAGTATAAACACCATATAAGAAGTAATCTTCTCTAGTGCCTTTGTGACCTGCAAATGAATATACTAAATCTATATCGGCAGTAGTTACACTAATGTTAGTACCAAGGTCAACCATAGTAGGTTTAAATGGAGAGTTAACAGTAACAACATTGTAATTCTTTGATTTGTTATAGAAGTATTCATCACCAGATTCAGTGTAACTTAAAAGTGCTTTGTCTCCTGTCCATTTAACTTTCTTAGTGAAATATTGGTCAGATTTTTCCTCGCCGCCTCCAGATGTAATTTTGGCAATATTAGCCGCCATCTCATCAAACGTAGCATCCGAAGCAGTTTGAACTCCTTTACCAGTAATGGCAGATGCTACTTTTGCTTTACCATCACTTACAGATTGAAAAAGTTCCTGTGTTGAAGGTGACCATGTTCCACTAATAACTGTGCCATTAGCAGTATCCAACATTAACAATCTAGTTTTAATATCTCCAGATGAACCATTCATTTTATATGCAGTTTGAATATATCTACCTGACGTTCCTGCTTGTTCAGTTGTTACAGCCCATTGAATACCAGTTTCACCTTTATTCTGAACATTATCATGTTTAACAACAAAGCGCTGTGCTTTACCACCTGTGTTAAATGACATCATAGCGTGGTTGCGTGGGTCTTCTTGGTCTGAATCTGCCGCTAACCAATACTTACCATCCATTTTCTTATTCCATTTATCAACATCGCCTTCTGTAACTACTACTCCACCGCCACCTGTACCTTTATCAATAAGAATCTTTAGTTGTTTACCTTGTTCTGCTGTTAATGCTTTATTGGCTCCACCAGTTGTCAAATCGTTGACTAATTCAGTTTTATTTGCCCCTTCTTCAATACCTGCAAGTTTAGTTTTATCTGTTGACGTAACATGAATATTTTTATCATTAACATGTGTATTCATGTCTGTTGCATTCTCAGCAATTTTAGTAGTGTTTTCAGATACTAATGCATTTGTACCAATAAGTTTGTTATTAACTGTATCAACTTCACCTTTTAATACTTTACCTTGTTCTGCACTTAATGCTTTATCAGAACCACCAGTTACTAAATCGTCAACGATATCTAGAATAGAACCACTTCCACCTGCATTAATCTTATCTTGTACCTCTTTAGATAGTTTAACCCATGTAATAGAACCATCTAGAATATCAGAAGTATTGATTAGTCCTTGGTCAATGTTCGGAACATTCTTATAGATAACTACATCAACATTGTTATCTGCAATTACTTGTTCTGGTGAATCAAAGTTTAATTTGAATCCAGTTGCTAAATCTCCAGTGATTGTATAGTTCTCTGGTTTTAGATATACTGTGTTGAAGAATGCAATTAAACTATCTTGAGCATCATCATATAAAGATGGAAGTTCCCATGATTTCTGATTAGCAATAGTAGTTTCTAAGTGTGCAGGGATAGTAGTAAGTTTATAAGACATCCCTTTATCTGCTAACATAATCCAATTAGCGTTTTCTTGTGGTTCATTACCTTTATTGTTATCTACTTTTGATTGCCAAGTACGACCACCAAATGTTACTACGTTGTTACGTGAATAAGTTGCAATTGGGTTATATTTAATTGCTCCATCCCAACCTTTGATTTTCTCATAAGCATCAGAAGTTTTAACAAGTAACTCTTCTGTAAGAGTTTTAAGTGCTTGTAATTCCATTGCTAATTGATTACCAGTAGTAATTAATGCAGTCATTTCATTAATTTTTTGTTGAGAAGTTGTATTTAGTGCTTTACTTTCTGTGATTACTTTCTCAAGTTCTTGAATCTTATCAGTAATATCTTTAGTTGCATTAATCGCATCTTGAGTTGCTTTGATAGCATTCTGTGTTGCTTCCGCTGTAAGTTTAGTTGCATTAACAGCATCTTGCGCTGCTCTATTAGCATCTGCAGTTGCCTTCTTGATATTTTCCAATAACTCTGTTACATCTTCACCATTTGCTAGAGTTGTGATTTGGTGCTGTAATGCTGTAAGTCCTGATATAATTCTATCCCAGTTTTGGTTAATCTTCTGACGTTCTTCACGAGTGATAGGATTACCAGTTTGATTTAATATAATAGTCATTATTGTTCTCCTTTCTTATAGGTAGAGAAATCTAAAGTCAAAACTAACGGACTCAACAGTTCCACCAGTAATGCTAAATGAGTTCTTACCTTGAGCCAATCTAATTAATTTTTTATTTGTGTTTCTAAATACACTTGTTCCGTTTTTGAATGATTGAACACCTTGTAGGATTAAACTATCTCCAGAAGTTAAACCACCTCTATAAAGATATAATTCACCTGTAGTGTTATTAAATATTGATACAGTGTCAGTAAACTTACCTTTGACACTAATACGTAGTTCACTTTGTCTAGGGTCAATATCTACATTACCTAGATTATATACGTCAAAATTATTTGTATTGAATGTATATTTTAAATCGTCTTCCCATGTAATTTGACCATTCCATGCCCAAACATCAATATCCCATTCTTTCTTAGAATTAGTTGTTACTATTGATTCGCCAAACACATTTACACATGCAAATTCAACTGAGAATGAGTTCATGTATTGGTTTGGTTCCATTTCGAATGCTTGGTTTAATCTAACAAGATAACGTTTGTATGGTTCATTCTTGAATGTAATATAGAATGATTCTTTACGAGTGAATAGAGCATTAATCTCATCACGTAATAAATAGTAATCATATATATCAGTAGATTCATATAAGAACTCTACAGTAATCGTTCTTGATTCAAATTTAGTTTCTAGGAATAGTAAACCATCCATACCGTCCACTTGCTCAGTGTGATGAACAAGTGAAACAGAAGGGATGTGATGGAATAAACGCTTTAAACTATGATTTGCTATATCTATTTTTTTACCGTTTAATAATTCTATAATCATAGGTTTACTCCTTTGCTTAATGATTTAAAACTCGTTGCGTTGTATTGCATTCCGTTTAAAGTATCGAATGTTACTTCTGCAATTTGTTGACCATCTAAATAGATAGGTGCGGCTTGCATGTAAATTACTTGTGATTGTCCTGTAGACATTTGGTCTGCTATACCTTTACCGATACCTGCAAGGTTCTTAGCAGTTAATGGAAGGATTGCTTCGTGTCCTGCTTCTCCACCTACCATTAGATTAGAACCGTTCATACCGAATGCTGTAGGATTAGTCATGATACCACCTTTTGCATACCAATCGATACCTAGCTTTGGAACAGAAGGAGGGTTTAAACTAAACTTACCAGTCATAGAGAAGTGAGGCATTGGAGGCATTTTAGGTTTAGGGAATTCAAATTTAAGACCTTTGAAGAATCCTACAATTTTCTGAATAGATTTATCGAACACACCTACAATATCGCCCCATAATTTCTTAGCACCTGTCCACATAGTGTCTAAAGCCTTATTAAAACCTCTGCCCATTGAATCCCATATCTTACCTACTTCACCTGTGAACGTTTGCCATTTAGTTTTAACTTGACCTGTTTCCCAGTTAACTTGATTGACGTGTTCACCTGCTTGTAATTTAGCCTCTGCTACAACGTTCTTATGCATTGCTTGAGCATTCTTAACAGTATCATTCTTAGAGCGTTCAGCTTCTTTGATTAAAGCATCAGCCTCTTCTTTAGAGATAGTTTTATCTTCGTCACGCATTTTAGTAATAGCGGCAACACGTTTCTTATAAGTTTCTTCTGCATCTTTAATAGTTGTATCACGTTGTTTCTTAGAATTAGCTACTACATCAGCCGCTTGTTGTGCTGATAGTTCACTTGCATTACGTTTAAGAGTTTCATAGATAACCTTTTGGTCACGTTCTGATTCAGATAAATACTTGATAGCATTATCTTTAAGCTTAGCGTTGATAGCATCTATTTCTGCAAATTCTTCTTTAGTTACAGCCCGTTTCTCAGCAGATGCAGTTTTCATAATCTCATTGATACGATTCTGACCTTCTAACGTTGCTTGTTCTTTCTCTGTGTTGCGTATTTGCATTTCTTTAAGAATGTCAGCTTCACGTTCTGCTGTTAATGCATTAGATTCATCAAAGTAAGAAGTTGTTTCTTGTAACTGAGATGCATGACGTTCTTTCATAGCCGTTAAGACTTGTGTAGTCATTTCATTATTCTTGGCAATCATATCGTCAGCCATTTCTTGAGTTAAAGTAGAACCAGACCACTTTAATTGAGTCAAGGCATCTGTAGCGCCTTTCTCTAAATCCATGAATCCGCCTACTGCTTTAGCTGTACCTTCTGATACATTCTCTGTCCAGTCTTCTGTCTCAATAGATGATTGCTTCATATGATTGTTAAGAGCAAATAGACCTACACCTATAGCGGCTATTGCGGCTATTGTTAATCCGATGGGTCCCGTCAGTACAGTAAAGGCGGCACTTAATCCTGCTACCGCTGCACCAGTTCCACCTAACAAACCTACCAATCCACTTATTGCAGGCATGAATGCGGCAAATAGACCTGCTAGAATACCTACTACAGTAACAATAGCGGTAATAGTAGCGGCTAGAGCTGTATTCTCTTTCACCCAGTTAGCAATTTTTGCGATTAGTTCTGCTACGTCTGCTAATACTGGTGCTAATGCTTCCTTGATTTGACCAATCGCTGTAGCCATTCTTTGTGCAGGGTCTGCATCCATCCTCTTAGTATCTTCTGTGATTTTACCTTGCATTTCTGCTGTGGTTTTCATATGCTCATTCATGTTAAGAATAGTAGCGGCTATGTTATCCCCTTGGTCTTCCCACATAGTTCCAAAAAGCTTAACTCCGACTTCATTACGCTTGGTTTCATCTTTGATACCCATTAACGCTTTAGTCATATCTTGGAATGCTTGATTACCTTCTTTACCCCCTTTAGATACAGCTACGCCCCACTTCTGTAAAGCTTCTGCTGAAATAGTAGTTCCTTTCAACGCTTCTTTCATTGAATCGTCTACACCTTGGCCAAATTCAGCGGCTTTGATACGTCCTTCTTTCAGACCATCGAGCAAGTTATCTATGTTCCAAGTACCAGTATCGACGCCTGCCGCCATGATTGCTTGGATTTCTTCCGCATTAAAGCCTGCTCTATGAAGTTGTCCACCATATTCAGCAATGATATCTAATTGTTCAGAGGGGAATCCGATTGATAGTAATTGGTTAGTTAATGCTAGAGCTTCTTTTTGCGAAACTCCCATCTCTTTACCAATCTCATGAGATTCTTGAATTAACTCTTTAAAATCAATCTCTTTATAAGCATAAGAGATAGTCGATGCACCTTTAATAATTTCTTGGTTAGTTGCTAACGATGCATTCTTATTAAGAGTCATCTGTCTACGAACACCTTCGTAAGCGGCTTCTTCATCGCCTATAGCAGCTGTAGTCTCCATAATGGATTGTCGTACAGCTTTAGTATCTGCTTCATTGAGATTCATAGAGATATCAATTTGAGTATTTAAACTAGATACATCTAATGCTTGTTCTAAAACTGCGGCAATACCACCACCTTCCATTAAACCTGCAGCTACTCCCTGTAATTTTTCACCGAATCCATTTACAGAATTTCCTGCTTCATCTGCTTCCTTTGCTATTCTCCCTAAATCCTGTTGAATTTCCTTTAGAGAAGCACCTGCATCAACATTACGCAATGAATTACGCATACGGTCAATATCTGCACTTGAGCCTAACGCCTTCTTACCCATTATCTCTAATGCTTTACCCATTTGATCAGACGTTGCAGAACCTTCACGAATAGCACTAGTTAAACGAGTACCAAGAACATCAGCAAAGTTATCAAGTTCTGTACCTGTTGCGGCAAAGAATGTTTTCAATTGATTAGTGTTGTCTTCTAATTTAGATTGTTCTGCTTCAGCGCTTGATAATTTACCTTCGTATGATTTAAGAGAAGCTTCTGTAGTTGCTAATTCACGTTGAAACGCTCTATATTGCTCTGTGCCTATATCACCATTCCGGAACTGCTCTTCTACTTGACCTTGTGCTTTCTTTAAAGTATCTAAACGTTGTTCTGTAGCTCTAATTGTTTCTTGTAATACTTCATATTTCTGTCCAACTAATTGAACGTTAGATGGGTCTAGCTTTAACGCTTTATCGACCTGTTTTAATTCATTCTGTAATGATTTGGATTGTTTATCTACGTCTTTTAAAGCATTGTTTAATGAAGTAGTATCAGCACCAAGTCTAATATTGATTCCTTGTATTGATTTTCCCGCCAATATAATTAGCTCCTTTCTTGATAAAATAAAAAAAGGAGAGAGAACTACCTTTTCGGCAACTCCCCCTCCTAGTAGTTTTAAATTTTAAATGCGTTTATATCTGCTTGACTTGCCTTGCGAACTTTTACAACTTCACCGTTCTTATCACGTTCTGGGTTAACTAAGTCACTATACAATTCAATATGGTCTAGTGCCATACCAATAGACATTAAGTCAAGCTCATCTAAGTTTAGCTTAGACATCTTAGCCATGAGTATATAATCATTAGTAGTAAACGGCTTGTCATTGTCGCCTTTTACTTTTTTTTAGGTTTTACTGGTAGGTTAGACTTGAAGTTAGCCTGTATTAAAGGCATTATTTCCTGCACAATTTCAAACACAGGGAAACCATCTTCAAATGAATCTAACCATTCTTCCATAATAGGGATCTCACTATCTGCTTGTTTAGCGGTCATCCATACAATACGATAGAACGGAAGATAGTTTGTGATACCTCCATTCGCTTCTTGCTTTTGCAATTCCATGAAATCAGCAATGAAATCACTGCCGAAAATCCCTAGATATTGAATAGGAGTTCCACCAGTTACTTTAAACTTTACATCTTGCCCATTAATAGGAATAGTTTTCTCTGCCATAAGGTTTATGCCCCTCCGTTACTTTTATTTATTAGTCTCCTGTGGGCGGCGTTACTTCATCAAGTGAAATAACTTGTTTGAAGAAGTTATCATATTCTTCTTTAGTTGTTGCCTCGCCTGTGTTCCAACGAATAGCCTTATCTGTTAAACGTGGTTTCGCTGTGAATGTTAATTCTTGACCTTCAATTTCAATTGACTCTGCAACCGTATTAGCTGTTTGAGATGGACGTGCAATAGATACATCGAAGAATACGAAACGTGTTGCTTCTTCATCACCGTCAATTTCAAATAGCAACGCAACATCATTTGGTCTTGCATCAGAAGATTCAAGTAAACCACCTTTAACAATCTTTTCACCTAATACATCTGTGCGGAATTTCTCTGTAATCATTGCAATTGAAAGAGTACCTTCATAACCTGTGTTTGCAGTACGTGAGAAATAAACGCCATTATCAGCGTAGAAGTTATTGCTATCACCTGTTGGATTTGCTTCTAAAGTAACTGCGCCTGCTAGTCGTACTGGTTCACCGTATTTATAAGAACCGTCTGCTTCACGTTCGATCAATGCATAGTGTACATTTGTCAAACCATATTGAACACGATTTTTTGCCATAAATTTGTTATCTCCATTCCATTATTTAATAAGTGTTACGTAATAAATACGCATATATAAATTTTCTTGAACTATGAATGATTCATCTGTTTCGTAATAGATATCATTTGAATCTAATAGTTCCTCAATTTTACTTTCAAGTTCTAAATCTTTTTGATCTGTATAGACTTCAAAGCGATAATTTAATATCTTCTTCCAGACCTTATTATCGGCACCGAAGTTATCGGAGTCTTCTTCCAAGTAAACTATAAACGGTGGATTTGGTACTGGATTTGATTCAGTCTTTTTAAAATGATTATAGGCAACCGGAACTTTCAGTGTACCTAACATCTTTGCTAGACCTTTTACGTCCATTAACGTTCCACCGCCTTTATTACTTCTTTTTCAAAATCTTTAATTAGTTTTTGTTCTACTGGTTTTATGTGAGTTTGCGCGTTTGTTCGTCCACCGCCTCTAGTAACATGCCCAAATTCTAGTAAGTGTGTAAGTTGATAATGTTCAGCATTCCAGATAACATAATCGTCTTTCTGTTTCTTTACTTTCCATCCAGTTGCATAGCCAGTAGACTTTCCTGCACGCACAGGAGATGTTTGTTTAAGTCTTTCTGCACCTTCTTTAGAAAGACGTTTAGCAACTTCATCTACTTCTTCCTCAACTACATCAGCATATTTTGCCAGTTGTTTTGTAATAACTTGTGCTATTTGATCAATGTCAACTAAGTCAGCCATTATTAAGCACCTACCTTAAACTCACAGTATAGCTCGATATCTTCGCCTTTTTCATAAGTTCGATAAACCACATATTTTTTGTTGTTGTAAATTACTGTCTGTTCATTTTCATAATCAGCGAGGCGCATAATAAAAGCATACTGCGGCTTAAATCCATTTTGCCCTGCACTAAAGAATTCCGTTTGAGAAACGCTTTTCTTATCACAATATACCTGTCGTTTTTCTTCTTGTTTAATTTCTTGGTGAAGTTCATCTTTCACATACTTAACTTGTACCAGTTCCAAAACATCTTTAAACATTGCCATTGTATTCACCGCTTAAAGCCAAGTGAGATTTCAAATATTCATAACTTGCTTGATACTTCTCACTATCTTTATTCTCTAGTCCAAATTGTGCTTTACAGTACAGCGTTACTGCACGCAATATTAATTTATCCTCAGGCAACTGCCTTGTTACGCCGGATAATTTTAAATCCAATAGTGCTGAGTCTATTAAATCCTGCATTTCATCATCAAATTGATCGTTTATTATTCTTAGCGATTTCTTTACTTTCTGTAACATTGCTATCGCTCACTTTCTTAGAACGACTTGTAGTACGCTTAGGAGCTTTCTCTCCTAACGCTTCCTCGTTCGGTCTGATATAACCTAATTCATATAATTTTTTCACTTTATCCTTATCTTCTGAAATATAAAAAGAGTCGGGGAAAAGTAGTTCCCCTGACTCCTTATTAATAAACGGCTTCAATACTAAGTGCTTCATTTTCTAACACGTCCTTATTTAGTTCTATTACGCACTAGGAGCTACTAATACTAATGCTCGCTCGTCCGTAACAGCGCCGTCCATGATCGAATGACCTAAGAATTGAGTTGTACGTGCTTTTAAGTCTTTATCTGTTTCAACAGTAATTGGTTTAACTTCATTGACTGCGTAACCTTTTTTAGCATTACCGAACACAAACATGTTGTCAGGAACTCCACCATCCACTTTTACTGGGAAACCAAATAAACGACCTACACCACCTACTGTTGGATCCGCGATAAAGATTGGTTTTCCATTACCGTCTAGGATTGTCGCAAGTTTATTCCACACAGTAGCATTGTTAGCGTAGATCGCTGCACCGTTAGCAAATTGTGATTTAAGCATGCCGAAAGCTTTTGTTAAATCAGTGTATTTTAAGCCTGCTGTTGCATCATACTCAACTTTTTGAGCTGTTGTACTTAATTCAGTAACCGCACCTTTAAATTCATCTGTACCGTTACCTGTAAATACTTTAGAACCAACTAAATCACCGATACGATCCACTAGCTCGTCTTTTAGGTACTGCATGAACGCAGGAACAGACATAGACTCGATTTTAAATGATACTTCGATTAATTTAGCGACTTCTTTTCCTTCTAAACGAACGTCCACGAATTCGTTTTCTTCTACTTCTGTGGCAGTCTTTTCGCTGTAGAATTTTGCATCCCCTGATTTGATTGCTTTATGTTTTGGTAACGTTAAAATACCTTTGTAAAAGAATTTGCGCGCGTCACCAAAGAATGGGTGTTCCTCTGAGATAAGACCAATAATTTCATCCACAATATGCTTTGGAATCACTACTTGGTTATCCTCTGCATAAGTGACATTGTTCATTTCTGTAAATACTGCTTGCTCGTTAGCTGATAGTGGCTTGTTCATTACCGTTTTTGCAAATGCATTTTCCATTAATTCTAATTCGTTTGAAGATTTGTTTTGTACGTTCTCAACTTGTGTCATATTAGTAAGTTCCCCTTCGTTAATTGATTTGTTTTCAATGTCGATCATTGTTTGTTGTTTTAATGCGTTTAAGTTCGCAAGTTCTTTCTGTGTGTTTTCGTATTGGTTGTCCAAGGCTTCAATTTCCTTCATTTTTGATTGAGAGTCTTCAATATTACCCTCTGCAATAAGTGTTTCTGCTACATTTAATAATTCATTACGTTGTTCTAAGTATTGATCTTTTTTCATATTTACTTAATCCCCTTTAGTTTTAATAAGTTTAGCCGCGCATTTAATTGCGCTGTTTGGTTTGCTTTAAATTTAGTCTCTTTAAATTCGTTAATTAGCTGTTCTGGTAACATTCCAATTGCACCTCCATTAGCTACTAACGATACAGGGTCAACAGAATTTGTATTGTCCTCGAACATAATAGAATCAATGAACCCTAACTCTTTCGCTTTTTGTGGGCTAAGCCATGTCTCCTTGTCCATAAGCTCAAGAATTTTTTCTTTTGTCATACCTGTTTTAAGCACATAGGCATTCGCAATAGTTTCGTTTGCGTTCTTTAAGATTTCTGCTACATGTTCATGATCGTGACAATCTCCACCAGATTGCAATGATACGTTGTGAATCATAAGCTGAGCTGTTGGGCTAATCTCTGACCTACGAGCCATTGCGATAATGGAAGCTGATGATCCTGCAAAACTATAAATCTTAATAGTTACTTCTCCTTGATATTCTCGTAATGCCGTGTATATTTCACTACCCGCGAATACGTTGCCACCGCCGGAATTAATAATAATTTCTATTGGTTCATTGCCGACTAATTGACTTGTAATATCGTATGGACAAGTTGCTTCAACCCCATACCAGTCATATATCTCTTTATGATCGTTAAGTACGATTGCCCCTTTTATTTCTACCCGCTTCATCACTAATCACCTCCTTTAACAGAGGTATAGCTACCTGTTTTACTTCCGTTTTCGCCTTCCTTCGCGGTATCCAATCGAAGTAAATATTCATCACCATGCGGTACAGGGTGCATATTAAGTACTTTACGAACTTCATTAGGAGATAAGATAGCACGGTCAACTAAAGCGGTTAATGCTAGTTTTGTCTGCATAGATGCAAATGCTAAATCGGAACCTTCAAATACAATTCTGTTACCAAATGAGCGTTCCTTACGGCTAAATAGTTTTCGTGAAAACTCAGTTGATAGTTGCTTAACTATTGGCTCAATACTAGTTTCATAGAACGCAATCCATTCTGACTCATTGTACTTTGCCTGTACAATCTTTTCGTTACAGTTAAAGTACGAGTAAATTCGATTGTTATTCTCACGTTGTAAGTCTGAGGACGGCATATAAGATTTTGGCTCTACTCGTTCAGCCTCTAATTTAGAGTCGATAGAAGCCGCACCTGCGAAGTCAGTGTTCTCGATGTCTAAATAAGAATTAACAAACTCTTTCGTTTTTGCCTTCTGGTCTTCTGGGCTTAGGTTATTTTGGAATTTCAATAGCCATTGAACAACGTTACTACTTTTTATGGCTTTAACTATCCCTTGGTCTAACGTGCCTATAACTTCCATCATGCTTTGTAACGCTTCGAAGTTAGGATTACCGAATATTTCGCTTTCGTTATAATCCTGTTTTAAATGGATAATATCGCTATACTTAAATGTGACATTATTGCCATTGCGTAAAGTGAATTTCAGATAGATGTCCCCATTCGGTGCTTTCATCGCCTGTGTACTCATAGCAACGATTGGATATAAGCCGTTTGCATAGCCCATTTCATCGCGATTAATATAAATAAATGCGTTATTGTTTAACTCTAATTGCGTTACAACCTTTTCTAGCATCTGTTGCATAGACATAATCGGATTCGGTTCTTCCAATAGGAACTTCATATAAGCATCTGGATTAATCTTTAATCCTTTTGTATCTTCTCTAATATGCTTCGCTGTCGTCTTTGCGATTGCTTTTGCTTTAACTCGAATTATCGAACGAATTAAGTCATTGTTATAGACTTGCCCGTCCCATGCAACGAATGAGCTACCGTTTGTTGTTGAAATCATTTTAACGGCATCACCTTTTGTTACTTTAACGGAATCGTTTTTCATCCTAGCGAATGGATTTAAACTAATTTTCAATACTTTATCTCCTTTCTTACGAAACTATTGCGCGATAGTCAGCTTTGTTATCACTCAAAACTACGAATGAATCTAACATAGCCGCCAATCCATCAATTCGTTTACGTTGATTTTTACCCTTGTGCGGTTTAATATTTCCGTTTGTGTCTGTCATAACTGCCGTATTCATTAAGCACCATTTAGTAATTGGATTGTTGTTGTAATTTATTTTCTTTTTACGTAATAAAGCGTGTAGTTCCTGCATTGGTAACGAAAGTGTTTTAGCGTATTGACTTACACCAAGCATCGTATTTTTACCAAACTCGTTTTCCATGTCTTCTACGAAATATCTTGCTGACCATGCATCGTACCCAATTAAGTACATATAAACGTTGTGTTTATTTTGCATCTCAACAAACCACGCTGTAACATCCCTATAACTAATCGTATTTCCTTCACATAATCGTAAGTAGCCTTGTTCGTGCCAAACATCATAAGGCACATTGTCCTCCTTAACTCGATCTTCAAGTAAATCTGAAGGCAACCAATACATATGTTCATAGAATATTTCGTTACTACCAGGAATCATAAACCCGAAACACGCCGCAGTTAAATCCGTTGTCTGTGATAAGTCCACCCCACCAATTGCATACTTTGGCTTTAAAACTTCAATATCAAATGTCGCTTCGTTATTTGCTTGTTCAAACGTTAGCCATGCCTGCTCGCTATTTTGGCGGACATTGAAATCCTTACATAATAAGTTCGCTCTTAACACAGGGTTCTTCATTGCCTTTTGAACCTTACGTGCTAGTTCGTCTTTATCTTTTATTATGCCTAGTGCCGGATTTGCCTTTTCCCAACATACTTCATCTGTCCACTCTTCCTCGGAATCCAATTCATATACAAAAGCTATTACTCTGTCATCTCTATAGCTTTCATCATCATAACCGCGGATGATCTCTTCAAATTCCTGATATTTAATATCAAATATTCCTTCCCTTACCGTCCCCGCTGTCGTTGTAATAATTGATAAAGGTTGTTCACGCGCTGACATACCGTCAACTATAACGTCATACAAGTTTTTATCTTTAATCGCGTGTAACTCATCAATTAATGAACAATGAACATTAAGACCGTCTAATGAATTTGAATCACTGGACAATGGTTTGAACGTACTCTCTGTTGCTTCAAGCTTCAATTCATTAACAAGGCATTTAACACGTTTGTTTAATACAGGCGATTTCTTAATCATACGGCGGGCTTCATCCCATATAATTTTCGCTTGGTCTTTCTTTGTTGCTGCACTTACTACTTCCGCTCCCATTTCACCATCTGCAGCTAACATATACAGTCCCATTGCAGAACCTAATGTTGATTTACCATGCTTACGAGTAATAATCAAAGCAATCTCTTTAACCATTCGGTAATCTTCTGTTTTATGTACAAAGCCGAATGTCGTTGCAACAATCGCTTTTTGCCATATCTCTAACATAAACGGCTTTCCTGCTAATTTACCTTTCGAGTGTTTACAGAAATTCTCAATAAATTCGATAGCGTGATTCGCTTTCTTAGAGTTATATTCATATTCATAATCGGGGTCATTCATCCTGCGGACAATTTCTTGCATAGTCTTGTAAACCTTTTGAGAAACTGTTACTTCTCGCTTTTCAATCATGTCCCAATATTCGAGAATAGGATTGTAGTTGATTGGGTAACGTTTCATTTGTGATTGTTTAGCCTTCGTCACTTGTCATTCACGAACGACTCGAAACCATCGTCTATAACTCCGTTGACTTGTGCTGTTCCCAACAAGTCTGATAACTGTTTACAAATAACTTGATACTGCTTCACCAATTGCACGTACTGGCGAACTACTGGGCGCTCTCTTTCATACGGAGGCGTTTTCTCTGATTGCGTAAACATTTCTACAAATCCATTTTTAAGTAGGTCTTCTTCCATATCTTCTAAATTGATACGGATAAAGGCACAACGTTTTATCAAGCCTTCGTTCGACTTAACTTTTTCCGGACTCGCTTCCTTCAACACGCCTTTAATCCTGGTGTACTCCTTTGTAATCCGTTTACTTCGCTGTTCATAGTCAATAGTCGGGGCATCTTCCATCAAGTTGTCGTTACTTCCCATAGAATTACCTTCCTTTCGTTAAAAATTGTTAGTGTAGGGGGCTATAGTACGGCTTGTGTATTACAGAAAGCCCCATCATCGTTTCCCACACTCGATTTTTTTCAAATAATTTAAGGGGGTACTAGAAAAAAACTTTGCACACTTTTTTGAAAAGAATTTTTTATTTCTTTCCAAAATAAAAGACACATACTCATAACAAGTACATGTCTTCTTTATTCACTCAATATTAATTGTCCGTTCTCATCAAACATACAACCTTCTGGTATTCCGTTCCTATTCTCTGGATTGCCAAACGTTTTCTTATTGTGGCAAGGTACACAAAGATACTGTAAGTTATTATGATTCAATGTAATATCGGGGTCATTAATGTTCCCTATATTAATCTCCTCGATATGGTCAACGATATAACCTAACGTAACCTTTCCTTCACGTTCGCACCATTCGCATAGTCTGCCATTATTTAAACTATTTATATAAGCCTGTCTAGTTTTCTTCCATGCTTTAGATTTATAAAACTTTCGCGCTATTTCAGTATGTTCTAGTACCATTCCTACTTATCACCTTTCAAGGCATAATAAAAAGCCGATAACATTCCGTTACCGGCTTTGGATGTTAGGTGTTACACTAATCCATCTGCACAAGCATCATCTACCACTTCCTAAATTGGCTTGGAAATATCCCAATTAGGAATCTGCTTTGCTTGTTTCTCTTGTAATAGAGTTTGCCATAAATCACTATTCACTATTGCAAGAATAGCATCCATCTCTAAGAAAGTTATTTGTTCAATATTCTTGTTCACTCGTTCATAAACATCTTCAACGCTTGTGAAATTTTCCCATGGTTTCATTTTATCAAAATGAATATCCCCTATAGTTTGATACATATAATCTTCAAAATCATATGGGTCTTTAAATACTTTACGCATCATATCGTTTACCACTCGGTAAGTTTCCTCTGTTGTTAATGGTCGGTTGTTTGGTGTGTTAGTCATTTATCCTTCTCCTTTGAGTGTTATTGTAATTACTTGTTCTAATACCTATTATAACCTGCATAATGAGACTACCAATTTAGTATCCTCTCATACTTGTTTTATAAAAGACTTAATTGTGCCTATAACTATATTCAAAGATAAAATACACATAAAGTCTTTTATTTATTTAGATTAAAAGTGTTAACTGATTCGGACACCACACCTACATTTACCGTAAAATTTACGTAAAAAATACGGTAAATTATACGTAATTGTATTGACGCGAGTAAATATAAGTGCTATAATAAAAGTATAGAAAGGAGGTGAAAGAAATGGATTACCAAACAATACTAAACATCATAAAAGAAGTTGGAACAGTGGTCGGTGTTCTTGGTGGAATTACTTCCCTAGCAATAAACATCCAAACACTAAATAACAACCGAAAGAAAAAGAAACAACAAAAGAAAAAGCGACGAACTCCCGCCAAGAAGAAACGTCGCAAATAGACGAAAGAAGGAGACGAAAGTCTCCTTTTTCACTTTTATATTAACGCAATTTATAAGTAGAAGCAAACACATCAACTCAAGATATTTATGCGTTAATTCCACGTAACCTTTCCTATAATGTATAGGTAACTAACGGTGTAAAATATGGATTACTTCTTATAATGTAAAGGCACAAAACGTTGTTAAATATGGTGTTATATACAGTTTTATAACTAAGAAGAAGAGAAATTTTTCATTGTGCCAGTAGTAAACTAAGTTACGTCATTGTGACGGCATATTTAGCTATTTACGTCCATTTTAAAGCGTTTCTCCACGTCAGATAACAAGAACATGCGTTCTTATTCAAAACGCCTGTAATAGGCTTTAAAGCGCCTTTAAAAGCATATCGAAATTTACATCTTTAATTTGAGTATCACTAATAAATATTTTTTTCCGTCTTACAGTTTTCGCATTTAAAAACAGGAACATCGTTTTGTATTGTAAAACTGAATACGTGGTCACAATTCGTTTGTTTTAAATACAGTTGAATATAGTCGTTTATCATATTATAATCAATCTCCTTTGTGTGGCGCGAGGCAAGCGCGTGTCCTATGTTTTTATTCTTTTATTATTTAAAACCATCGACAATATACAGTTATAGATATTACCGCTAATATGTTCACATATTCCGATAGGTATATACGTTTTATTTTATATACAGGTATTAGCGTTATTCTTTATATCCCTAATTTATTTATTGAAATACTGATATGGAGCGATAGCGACATAGAGGATTTATGCGTTAGCATAAAGACTCGTTAATATATAAGTCTTTATAGTAAATATTTATAGTAAGTATTTATAACGTCTAATTTTTAGACTAGCCTAGTACAAAATTTAGACTGCCTTAGTCTAATTTTTAGACTACGTTGATTTAAAAGCCTCCTTTCGAGTATTTAAACGTTGTCGCACTTCTTCATTTCTCCTCTTAATTAGTTCTGTTTCTGGGTACTTCTTTATAAACTCGTCAACCGTTTCAATCAAAGGGTTTATTACATACACATTATTACCGTAGTATGGGTGTTTTTGAGCTGTTATTAAATTCAGCTCTTGTAATACCTGTAATGCATTTGCTACTGTCCCACGACTGATATTTAACGTTATTTCAATCTCGTCATATGTCGGATACGCATAACCATATTCTCGATTAAAGTTTTTAAGTAAAAACATATAAACTAATACTGTGTTAGCGTTAAATTTCGGATGTAACGTATAAATATTCATAATAGTATTCGGTATAGCCGTCCAACCTTCTACAGCTTCAAACGGTAATACAGAATGTACTTTCGGCAT